AGGCCAGCGCGATCATCGCTTCGATTTGGGGCTTGGTGTAAGTGTCGTTGATCCCCATCTCGGCCAGCGTGCTTGGGTTGTCACCCGACACCACGACGCCGCGATTGTTGACCTTAACCCGGGTGAACTCACCGGCCGTTTTGTTCGCCGGCAGGACTTCCAGAATGGCCGCGTCGACGTAGGCGCGCGAAGCCAGCACCACCGCTGGGTCAATCTTCAGCGTGATGTTGCCGGCGTTGTTGACGATGAAGTTCATCCGCACCACTTGCGTGCGGCCCGAGCCTTGCGACAACAACGGCTTGTAGCTCGGCGCGCAGTTGGCCACCGCCACCAGATCGCCGGCCTCGTCATATAGACCGATTTCACGAATCCAACGCCCGCCTTCATCGGCCGGGATAATCTGCTCGGCGATGATGATCGCCGGGTTGGCCGGGTCGATCTTGAGCTGATTCAGCGGCCGGCGCCGCCACTCATTGATTAGCTTGGTTTGCGTGGGAGACGGGACCGGGTTAGGTGGATCAGCCACCCCGGCAAGGTTGGCATCCCCCAGGCCCATGTCGGTGATCTTCCAGGGAATGCCGAGCGCGTCGGCGTTCGCCTGTTTGGCCAGCCCCACATTGGTGAGGATGGCGAAAAACTGCGAATTCGCATCAATCATAATAAACGTCCAGGGTGTCTATGGTGTGTTCACGGCCGAGCACGGAAAAGCTGCCCGTGACCTCGATGTCACGCATCACCGGCGGATAAACGTCGATTTCGTCGCCGTCGTAGAGACAGGCCGCGATGTTCAAATGGCCTTGCGTTTCCAGGCTGATCGCAAGCCCGGTCAGCTTGCGGCTGACAGGCTTCGCGTCGTCGATCAGGCGCTCAAGCTCCTGATACATTTCCTCGGTGATCCCGGTGTCCAGAACGCCAACCTTCAGCGCAAAGGTGCCCGGCACCCCTTCGGGGACCGTCTTGAACCACTCGATGATTTCGATCAGATAGCCCAGCGGCTCGACCACGCGGCGCAGGGCGCCGATCGTGCCCTTGTGGGCATGGATGTAATAGGACGCCTTGATTGCCGCGCGCTTGGTCGCCTCGGACCACCGAAAATCCCAGCGATCGACCGACCAGGCCCACGCCAGGTGGGGCAGCAAATGCACCGGGCAGGTATCGGCGTTGTACAAGGTGCGCAACGGCACAATGGTTTTGTCGTAGAACGACGCCTCCAGGGCGCGCTCCAGTTGCGTGCTATTGCTCGGCAGTAGGCTTCTCATGTCGCCCCCGCCAGCACCACGCTCCACTCGGTGCAATACGCCGCCTGTGCCTTGGTCGGAGCCAGATCAACCCACTCGACCAGCTCAACCCGGGACACACCGGCAACGTGCAGTTGCGCATCCACCGCTGAGCGCGCTACCTCGACACCTAGGCGCTTGCGTGGATTGACCCAGGCCGCCAGGCGCTTTTTGGCTTCGACCAGGCTAGCGTCACCCTCGGGACCGGCGCTGCTCATGTGCAAAATGGCTTCAATGCGATAGTCGATAATTTCAGCACTTTGCACCGTCAGCCGGTCGCCCACCGGCCTGACTTCATCATCATTCAATGCGGCCGTGACGGTGGCCAGTAGCTCGGGACTGGCCTCGCCTTTGCCTTCGGTACTCAACACCGTAACCGTCACGCAGGCGGGGGATGGGCTTTCCGCCGAGGCATCCATAACCAGACCCGAGGCGTTGCGCGCGTGCAGGATGTAGCTGTTACGCGGGCCGGCCGTGGTCAACCCTTCAAAGGCCAACTGAATTCGCTCGCGGTAGGGGTCGTCCAGCTCCATGACCTTCGCCACCGGCGGCACGGCCAGCAGATCCTCGGCCTGGATCACCAGGCGCGGCAGATTGACATTGGCCCCCAGGTGATCCAGATCCGGGCCGATCGCGTGAGCCAACAGCAGGGCCTTGGCGGCATCGTTGACCCGGGCACGATTGCCCACCTTGTTATAGGCTCCAACCTCGATCAGCTTCACCACCGGATCACTCTCCAGCGGCGCGCTCCAGTTTTCGCCCATGTAGCCACGAAAGATGGCCAGCCCTTCCTCATACGTCGCCTCAAAGTCCAACGGCTCCAGCACATCCGGCGCCGGTAGTTCCGACAGATCCACGATGCTACTCATACGCTCACCTCTAGCAGAAAGCGGTCGCCGAGGTAGTCGCCGGCAATGCTCAGATCGATCTTCCCGCCCAGCACCGACAACACGCGGACGCTCTGCAACTTCAGCCGCGGCTCCCAACGGCCCAAGGCTCGCACCGCCTCGGCTTGCACCGAGCTTTTCCAGCCCTCGTTAACCGGCAGGTCGACATAAGCGCGCAACTTGCTGCCGTACTCCGGCCGGTGCCGCCGGCTGCCCAACGGCGTGGCGAGGATGTCGGCCATGGACTGACGCAGGTGCTCGATACCGGAAATGGGCTGCCCGGTGTGGCGATCCATTCCGATCATCGACATCACTCCTTCAGCGGTTCGAACTCAGGGTTGGCTTTCAGGTAACTGATCGCCTGCTCATCAGACGCCGACACCTCGACTTGCCCTTTGATCACGGCCAGCGAACGCTTGCTTCGAGGGAGGATCAGGGTGCGCGAGGTGTAGACCTTGTCGCGAAAGGTCAGCAACAGATCAGGCGCCGGTGATGGGTCGTCAACGGGTACATCGGAAAGCTTGGCCATGTTTTCTCCAGACATGAAAAAGCCCGCACTTGGCGGGCTGGATGATTGCGGGTTAGTGCGAGTGATGGTTGTCGCTATTGCCAGTGGCGAGAATATCGGCGCCGCTGGTGATGCTCCCCACCGCGTGCAAGGCGCCGCCAATTTCAACGCCTTCCGTTACACGTAACGGCCCTTGAATTTCCACAGCCGCGACAAGCTTCATGTTTGCCGTCGTCACGGTGATATTGGTGTCGGTGGTGATGGATTCGGTCGCACCCACCTTGGTGATCACTTTCCCCGTCGGCAGCGTGATGGTGTAACTATTGGCCTCCCAGTCGTAGACCAGGGAGCCACCATCGTCGAAGCGCCAGGCCTCGACATGATCGCGGTTATCAGGGGGCGGCCCGGCGTTGCCGTACAGCCCCGGGATAAAAGTTCCCATGCCCGCCTGGCCGCTCGGGTTGAACAACACCCCTTGCTCGCCCAAGCTGGGCGCCCGCCAGTGCCGCGCCTTGCCGGCGGCGAGACTGTGCCAGCGCACCCAGGCGCTGGTCCACGCGCCATTGGAGACGCGAACCGTCGCCGCTGGCAGATCCACACCGACCACTGCGCACGGCATCAGCATGGCGGCAATCATCCGATCATGTTCGGCCAGGGCGTGGCTCATAGATCCTCCGGACTCACCGGGCCATCGCCGGGCTCGATGTCGAACACCAGCGAGCCCGGCGGCTCGTCTGGCCAGGGCCACTCCTCAACACCCAGGTAAATCTGGTGCGTCCATTCCACCAACCAGACGGTGTAACCATCGAGCTCCGGCTTGGTCCAGTCCTGCAGTGCCTGGACAAACTCGGCCGGTTCGACGGCGAGCCCCCAATTTTGCATGCGCAGCAATACCGCCAGTTGGGCCGCCAATTGCGCGGCCTGTTGGCAATGTTGCGAGCGGATGGGATCAACAATAATCCGTGCTTCGAAACGGCAAATCAGGGTTGTTTCACCGGTACCAATATCCTTGCCCGGTTCAATCTCGGCCATCTCGATGAACACAACAGGCAACGCGATGCGGTCCTTGATGCTCGGCCAGGCCGTGACCGCTTTGATGCCGGGTAACTGGCTGAACAGGTGTTGCTCAATCGCCTTGTACAACTGATCGAGGCTAAATGGTTCATCAGACATTCGCCGTCCCCTTAAGATACTTCTGCAGCTCAAAGTTGAATTCTTGCTTCAGGATTTCCAGCAAGCGCGAATTGGCCCGTTTGATCCATTCGTCAAAGTGCGGTCGGGCTTGCTCCAGCGACACCTTGGCCTTTGCCAACGGAAAGCGATTGCCGTTTTCCGCCACCCAGCCTGAGCTGGCTCCAGCAGCACCCGACACGGTGCTGTCGGGGTAATCGTCCGCGTTGAAATGCTTGCTCGCGGTACGAATCCAGATGTCGGGTTTGTTGCCATAAACCTGCTTCAGGAAGGCCCCCTGATAGCGCCGCCCCGCCACCGACACACCACGGCCGGACTGCCGTGCACGGCCGATACGGCTGGACTCGATGGCATTAAGACCGAACCACAATTTACCGCTGGTTGCGCCGCCGGTGACCGGGTAAACCCGCAGACGCTGACGGACCGCCGCGACGGCGATCCGCTCCTGGCGACTGACCGCCCGGGCAATGTGGGTGCGCAGCCAGCCCAACGTCTTGTTAATCGCTCGACGCTGGGCTGCGGCAGCTGCTTTGGGGACCAGGCTGGCGAACTTTTCAAAGGCTTGCAGATCCGCGCTCGACGCCTGGATGGAGATCATCCCGCCGTCGGCTGAGGGTTTGTAGAAGCTGCCGATACTCATGCGCGCATCCTCAAGATCAGGGCGACCAGGCCGTCACCGCTCGGTTCCAGCTGGAGCAGGTCGTAGTCGCCACCACCGTCAAGCACGGGCAGATCGACGCTGACCAACATGCCCTGCTCCAGCCCGTGCGAATCTCTGACGCGAATCTCGAAGCGAGGCTCACGCAGGCCGGTATTGAGCTTGCCGATCTTTGGCTGCAACCACGGCGCCGAGAACATGCCGAGCACGGGCTCCTCGCGCCCCTCGATCCGCGCGCTGTCGCCCAGAGTTTCGAACACCACCGCGTCGATGTCGGCGATCAGATCCCGAAAGCCCATAATCAGAGCTCCAGCAGGATCTGCGCCAGAGGCCGGGTGCAGAGGTGCAACGGGTTGGACTGCGCTTCACCAGCCATGCCTTTGTTGAACGGCATCGGCTCGATCTTGCTGTAGTACGGCACGCCCTCGGTGTTGACCGTTTCCATATAGTCGGCCGGGGCAAACACCGAGATGTACAGGTCCGGTACGCCTTCGGGAATCAGCAGCGCTTTGTCGTCATGGATGAAGGTCACGCCGGCGATTTTGCCGCGATAACGCTCCCAGACAATGCCGCCGAACTCGAAGCTTTCGCGGGCATCACCGCGCAAGGCGGCGGCTTGCTGACTGTTGAGAAAGGTCTCTTTCACCGACTTGTGAACGATCAGCTTGTTCCAGAAGTTTTTGCCACACAGGGCGCGCGAGCCACTGCTGGTGATGCTACCCAGCGCATCTTCCTGCAGGTCCAACGCTTCACCGCACTTTACGCGCAGCTCGGTCTCAGCATTGGCGAGCCCCATGGACATTT